TATAGTGAGCATACACGATTGTTACAACTCTGGTGGGAGTCAGGGACATGTAGGGATTATAGAAACCACCCAGTCTTACCAAGAGGAGGGAGATGTACTCGGTAAGGCTGCAGGAATGGAGTCCTCCTCATCAATTCAACCATCAGGAAAGTGTCTAGGGAAAGGCACTTTCCGTTTCACTCTAGTCAGCACAGGAGATAATTATGCTAGATACTAACCTTTTAGAAAAACTTGAGAAAGTTAATTTTAATGTAGATATAAGAAATATTCATGGAATACCATCTCACTTGGGGAGAAAGATTGTTCGCCTAGATAATCTTGGCAGACAAGATGGCGACCCATTAGCTATAGTTGGTTCAAGATATAAACCTGTAACTCATATTAGTGCTTTTAAGGGAGCATTAGAAACTATGGAAAAAAGTGGCTTGGATTTTACTGATGCTAATTTGCAAGTATATTCTTATGAAAATGGTGCTATGGCTAAGATAGAATTATTACTGCCTAAACATCATACAAAAGTTGGCGACCATAATTTATATCTTAAATATGTAGCTAGAAATAGTTATAATATGAGATGGAAGTTTCAATCATTTTTCGGTTGGATGAATCAGGTGTGTTTTAACACCTTAGTATCAGGTCAAAAGTTGGCTTACTCTGCAGATAGACATACACTAAATTTTAATATTGATTCTGCTACTAAAAAAATTCAAAATGCCGTCACTGCTATTACTGATGAAACTAAATCATTTAATAGATGGTGGGATATTAAGGTTGAAGATGACCATGTAGCAAATATGTTTGAAAAAACTATAGCTAAAAGTCAAGCTAACTCTAATAATATAAAATATGGTGCTTCTGCTCTTAACAAAAAAAGACTACTTACTTTAATGGCTCTATACGACGAGGAGGTCACTCAAATACATGGCGATGGTGATTATGGTCGTAAAGGTGCTAAAGGCTCTCTGTGGTGTGCATATCAAGCTGCTACAGCATGGTCTACACATCTAAGAGATGTTGAGGGGAAAGTAAATAAACCTCATATAGTTAGAAGCGAAAGAGAAAATCATGTGAGGAAAATGATAAATAGTCCTCTATGGAAAGAATTAGAGGTCGCTTAAAGAAGTGGGGGAGAAATCCCCCATTTTAATTAAACTCTAAAAAAGGGTTTACATATAAAAAAAAGTGTAGTACAAGTATATATAATCTTTTAATCGCACAGGAGATAAAAATGGAAAAACCTTTATTAGCAAGTGAACTAATTTCTTCTTTATCAAATCCTCAAAGAGGAATAGCAAGATATGTTAATGGTAAATATGCTAAAGCTATGGCAAGAGGAACTCAGGTTCAAATAGTTCAATCTCAAAAATTTGTTTTAACTGATAACCTATTACATCATGCCTTAGTTGGTAGCTATGTAGAACCTAAAGTTCTTCTAAATGGCTTATCAAATGCTATACCACCATTTAATAATATGTGGGTAGAATGGAATGAACATCAAAGAGTAAAATATGGCTTTGATGAAACTTGTAAATTAGTTGGCAGAGAAAATATGGAACCTCTTGATCTTTCGGTTATTCCTGAAAGACTTGGTTATCATATACAAAAAATTAATGATGATTTTTTATATACACCATATTGGAAAATGAATGATATTAATAAATTTGTTTCACCTGAGATAGCTTTTGATATTCATAAAGAGTTATTCACTTATGAGCAATATGCTATACACTGGAAACTAAATAATCCTAATAATCCTAATCTAATGGACGAAGATACTTATTATAAAGGTGTAGTCTATAATGGTCAGGTGCTTCTTGGAGATGCTTACTGTAATCATTTTAAAAAGGATAAGAAATCAATTACTGAAGTTATGGGTCATTTATCTCCTACACAGACAGCTGCTACACACTGGTCAATGAGTGCACAAAAGTTTCAGACTCAAATGAACTCTGCCGATATGGAAAGACAACATCAGCAGTTAAAAATGCTTACAGGAGATGCTCGTTTCATAATATCATTACTAAATATTCTTAATTATGATTTGGTAGTTACAGAAGATAGAACACCACCTAAACAAGTTGATCATATTCATCTAGGTCGAAAAGTTCCTAAAAATGAATATAAACTCGTTGAGATTGATTTGCCGAAACCACGAGGGAAAAAAGTATATAAGCAAATGTTTACAGGTCATGGTTCACCTAAAAGAGAACATTGGAGAAGAGGTCATTGGAGAAGAGTTAATGATAAAACAGGAAAGCTAATCAAACGAGTGTGGATAGAAGAACAAAAAGTTGGTGATCCTAAATTAGGAACTATTATTCATGATTATTTATTGAAAAAGAAATATTAAAAAAACTCTATTTTAGGGTTTACTTTCTTTAAAACGTGTAGTATCATATAATCATAATTAAAGCACAGGAGAAAAAAATGAATATAGATTATACTAAAATGGTTAAATTTCCGAATGAGTTTAAGAGTGTATTACCATCATTTGAACAAGCTAATGTTGCTTGGGGTGATTATGTAAATAATAAACAGTCTGAACTTAAAGTAAATTTTCAGTTTGAAAGAGATTATGAAAGAAATGAAACATTAGGCACTAATGGTTATTATGCTACAGAAAGACCTATTTGGAATGTAAAATATTTTGATGGTTATACTTATGAAACTATCGGTTGTGTTACTGCTTTTGATAATGATGAAGTTAGATGCACATTTAAATATAATGGTGTTGAATATACTGCAAGTGGCTCGCACCCATTTGAAGCATTTGAAAACGCAGTATCAAAATCATTAAGTTAAATTAATCAGGGATTATGCTTCGGCATAGTCCCTCATAGCACAGGAGAAAAGAATGAGTAAAAAAATTAGTTTATCAGATGAATATGATGATTATGTTTTAAAGTATGTTGATAGTTATACTGTTTCGCATTTAGTTGGTGTCGGTAAATATGATAAAAAAACTTTTCAAAGTTTACCTAAAGCAGTTAAATACTATAACAATATTAAAACTAAAAACCCTATCGCTAGGGTCGGTGTATATGCTGTATGTTATCCACCACATACCATATTACCAGTTAATAAAATTATGAATGTATAAAAATATTGTAATTTAATAATTTTAGGTGTTATAATACTGTAGAGAGTATTATTAAATAAAGTGTGAATATAACACACTAAAGAGATTTGGCTCATGGGGAAGTGGCTTTGCCCTCCTGTGCGACCCAAACTGTATAGCTGAAGGCATGAGATAGGTTATACACTAAGCATAGATTTCCTCCCAATATACTGTGTCACTTGTAATGAGTGGCACTTTTATTTTACAGCTTTATTGAGAGAGTCTATTACATCATCAATGTTAGGCTCTTGTTGCCAAGGATTGTATATACATCTATATTGTGTAGGACACCATTTATCTATCATCAGTTCATAGGTATTATTACCACCAATATAAATACAGGCATGTTGCCCTGACTTAGTACGAACTCTTTTTTTTAATCTACAAGTAGTATATTTTTTTTCTTTACTTAATCCTTGCCACAACTTTTGTTGATCAGTGTATTCTTTCTTTTTACCATAGGTCTTTGCTCCTGATAACACTGGCTCTGAATAAAATAATAATAATATAACCAAACCATATTTACCAACCATATTTATTTTTCAGTAAGTATAAAACAAATACTAGAAAAGCAAAGATTACTAAACATAAAAATGTTATTCCGATTATATTTAATATATGATCTCTAAATTTTTGTTGATCATAAATAGCTTTTTGTCTATCTTTTCTTATTTGACCTTCTAATGCTAATAATTCTTCCCAAGTTTGTGGACCATAAGTAAGGTTCAGCCACTGCTTTAATTCCTCTCGTTGTTCTTTTAGCTTTTTTTTTGCTGCGAATGCTTCAAGAGCTTCCTGTTCAATAGAAGAACCATATAGTAGCTTTTTAAATAGTGGTGGGTTTTTAGCTTGTTTCTGTGCATTGTCTACGTCCGATACTGCTTTCATCCAAGTTGACACACTTTGGCTCATCATTTGGATATCGTTTCCTACCATTATCCCTTGCTTGATCGCTTGGAATGCTTTGCTTGCCACTCCGACAGCTGCAGTAATCGTTAATGGATCCATTCATGTTCCTTGTTATTGAGTTGCTAAACCAATCTGACTTAGCTTTTCTTTAGTAGCATCGTCCAAAGTATTTAATAATGCATCAACAGGACCAGAGTCTACAATTTTTTGAGTGCCTACTACAGAGCCTGCTCTTTGTGAACCAGATATAATCGCTTCTGCTATTTCATTAGCTTTTCTTAAAAGTGTATTCCGTGCTTTAACATCAGTCAAAGCAGTTTCAATTAGTTGAGGGTTCTCAGATACAAGAAGGTTAGCAACTTGCAACATTTCTTTTTCAGATAACTTACTAGCACTCGTTACATACTTTCTAATTAAATTTGATGCTGGTGCTATAAATCCTGCATTCGGTATTCCTTGAGAAGATAACAAGACTGACGTTGATACGTTTTTTAAATTAGTCAAATCTTCTTGATCAAACTGTCCTACTTTCTGTGCCTTAATCACTGTTTCTGCTGTAGGAGATAACTCACCAAACTTTTTAAGGTTCATTAGAGAACCATCTGCCACCTCTATTTTACGAAGTATCTCATCAAGTTTATCATCAGGATATATTTTTTCTAAAACTGCTCTAACATTAGTATCTTCATTCGCTAAGTTTCTAATAAAAGATTTGGTGGTTGCAGTTCCTGATTTTTGTCGGAGTGCTGAAACTACACCTAGACGATATGTTTCGAGCAGTGTCTTATCTCCTGTTTCTTGCATTTTTTGTAATACATTCAAAAATTCTATTTCAATATCATCAGCCGATTTACCTAATACTTTCTGCCCTAATTTGAAAGCATCATCACCTCTCATAATTGATGCCCAGTTTGCTCTTGTTCCTGCTAGTTCAGGTGATATTTCGTCTATCTGTCTTTGTAATGATTTTTCTAAACCTTTAAAAATGTTTCCTCGTTGGTTATTACCTGTTCTATAAGACGATTCTTTTAAATCCATTAATGCTCTTTTAACATTTTCAGCTACTTCTAGATTTACATTTCTTCCTAATTGAAGTGTTTTTACTCCTGCTTCGTCTGTAACTTGCTCAAAAACATTTCCTAATCCTGCGTCTTGTAAAAACCTATTAATTTTGTTTCCTATATCAGGTCTACTTCTAGCTAACTCTAAAATAGAATCACCTATCTCTTGATAATTAGCAGTATCTTGTCCTTCTGCTCTAAATATTCTATTATAAGCTGCACCTTCTAAACTCTGTAGCTTTTCTTTGCTTTTATTATAAAATAGCTTGACATTACCGAATCCTGTTTTAGGTGCTAAATCTGATTGTGCTGTTTGAAATACATCTTTAGATTTTTGTGATGCTCTTTCTATCGCAGTTTCTTTTAATTTTGCACCACCCTGACTTGATTTAGCGATAAATGCCCTAACCTCGTCTGCTATGTTAGAATCAATTTCAGGTATAATTTTTCCTTTTGATATTTCATCTACTATTTCATTTACTGATTTATTTGATGAAGTAGCTAATCTTTTTAATTCATCTTCTACTCCCTTGCCTAATTCTTTAGAAATTAATCTAAGTAAACTGTCTCCACCAAAACTAGAAATAAATTGTGTTATTTTTTCTCCTGCTACACCACCTGCTTTTCCAAGTATAGCACCTGAAGTTACTCCTGTTCCAACCTTTACTATATCACTGAGGTCATCTACTCTTTCTAATATATTAGCTTCTTCGCCACTACCGATGGCTGTTACACCTCCTTGAACACCACCTGTAACTGCTAATCTTTTACCACCTGACAATGCTAGTTTCGCTATTGAAGGTGCTGCTCCTACTCCTCCGAAAGGCAAAGTAGCAAGTGCTGGTAAAGCTGCTCCTCCTATTTCATATTTGAGTGAACCTTCTTTTTCTCTAGCTTCGGCAAGAGCTTCTTGGTTTTCTTTTAAATTCTTTTTATATCTTTCAGTAAATGATAAATTACTACCACCTGAAAATAATGACTCAATAAATGCTTCGCCCTCATCTGCAAAGTCCATTAACAGTCCTGATGCTATTAACCTTGATCTATCAGCACCAGTTAAATCTTTAACTAATTTTTCCTTCTCTTCAGCTGTAACAACGTCAGTATTATTACTTTCTTTTGAAATACCTTGATTTGTAAATTTACCCATTATTTATCTTTCTTTTTTTTAATTGTTCCGTATGGACTTTCGCCAGTACGAAAATAATTTTTAAAAGTTTTTGCCATTATTGATAATGAAAATTTATCTTCTAATTCTTGAGCAATCTTTTTTTCTAATTCAGGTGTTAATGAACCTTCAACATAAAGGTTATCGTCATCAAGTTGACCACCATAATTTAATATTAGTCTTTGCTCTTCTTGATCTGCTAGTCTCATAACATAATCATAAGGGTTCTCTTTGGCGAGTTCAGAATTTTGGAAATCTTGTAACATTTCTTGATATTGAATTGAAGATTCTATTCCTCGAACTTTACCAGTGTCATCTTTAGTATTTTCGTTTTGCCAATCTAAAGCAAATTGATTAAATGCTGCTGCTTTATCAAGAGTTAATCTAGTTGTTAATAATAATAATTTATTTCCTGCTTTTGAACTGCTTAAACTTGCACTCATATTTTGTAAAAAAGATAATTCTTTATCAGATAATGCACCTTTCATTTTTGATACATTGCCTAAAACTATCTCAAAAGTTTTTGCTCTAAATGCTTGTGCAGAAGCTATCTCACCTACATCAACATCGAACCCTAATGATAATCCCATTTCTTTTAGAGGAAGTAATAATGCCTCAAACCTTCCTGTTTGTAGGTCAGGGTTTAATAACATAGTTAATAAATCATCTACAGTTGTTCTATTAACGATTGCGTCTTTTGATGCTTCTCTAAATTTTGTGAACTCTTCTACTGAACTCTTTGCCAGTGCTTTGCCGAATTCTTCACCTATTTTTTTATCGCCCATGTTAATGTTAATGCCACCTGATTTAGTGGCTTCGTATGTAGAAGTTACTTTTCCAGAAGCATCTTGTACGTCGAATTTATGAATCGCTAGTCCATCAGCATTTAATTTTGGCTTTCCATTCTCCATTACAGGACCCATATCGATAACACTAGATTTTCCTGCTTTAGGTGGCTCGTATGGGAGTAAATTGCTTCTTATGTTTTCGCTTAATTTACCGAACTCAGTTGGTGTGTAATTAACAACTTGACCTTTTTTTAAATTTCCTACATCATTTTGAAGTTGATAAAAGTCTGCTTTTTTTGCTGGTGTAACTTTAGCCAAAGTAGGCACAAGTCCTGCTACAAGTGATGCTTTCGCTTGATCTTGTTTTCTTTGACTTTCTTTTTCTTGTAATAGATATGCTGCTGGTGACTGAAAAGCAGTTCCTGCCGAACCTAAAAGAGTTGCTCCTGGTTTTGATGACTCTTCTGCTAATTTACTAAAATATAATAATGATGCTAGAGCCATATTCGGTTTAGTATCTGTTTTACCATATACAGCATCTGCAAGACTTCTTGCTTGTGCTATAATACTAGGGTTAGTTACATTAGGTAAAGCACCACCT